AGTATCTGTTTGACCATCATTTAAACTAGAGTCAATCACTTGTCCTCTGGTATTGAGATTATCATAACCAGGGAACAGTTGGAAGATAGGATCAAATCCCTGTTTGTCGCTAATCGCGTAAAGAGCTCTGATATCAGACAGAGCGTTTACATGAGCAGAAACGAGAATCTTCAGCGAAGTTGCAGGATTTTCCAATACAACTTCCTTAGAAATGTATTGACATGCTGTAGGATCTTCTCTGAGAGTATTAACTCTCGCGTCAGTAGCGTAGTCAGTAACAACACTATTGACTCTATTTGAAGTAGTAATGACAGAGATTCTCTGTGCATCAACCACAGGACTTACTCTAGTATCAACTGTTCCAAGGAACAGTCTCATATTCATGGATTTATTTCCGGGAATATTATCAAGTTTTTCATTTTCGTTCACCTTAGAAGCAATCATTCTTGGGGTGTCAAAGTAGTTTGGAGTATTAATATTGAGATCAGAGAATCCTTCATCAATAAATGGAATTTCACTTCCACTAATACTTTGACTTGAGATTGTTCTTACTTCAGCGTTAAGAGAGGTGCCACGAACGGTAACGTTTTGAATGATAGGTGTAAGAATTTCAAATGGCATATTTTGAGATGCTCTGATGTCATAACCACCAGCAGTCTTCGTCTTGTTCATAAACAACTTAGGAAGACCAACATCATTACTTCTATCATCTGCACTTGTACCAGTTCCTGTATTAAAGGTTTCTGACATGTCAAGTTTTACATTATAAGAATCAAAAGTGATTGGATTATCAACGGTGACATTATTTAAATCATGTGTCTTATTGACTCTATGGAGATTGACTCCACCAATCTCATACTTGAATACAGGAGTTCCGATAGGATAGTTCGCCTGATTGTTACCTCTGGTGATTGTGCCACCGATCACATTTCCAGTTACGTTGGTATACTCAATAATTTCATTTCCAATCTTAAGGAATCCAACGTTTGTTGTTCCTACACCAACATTCTCAAAGGTTCCGAAGTTGGTTCCGTCATTAACAGAAATTTCACCAGTTGAACCAATCGCAAACTCTGCAGATAGTTTTGTTGGTTTGATATCAGACTGAACATCGCTGATTGCAACTCTGTTATCAGAGAAGTACATACCATGGTTTTTATGATTGACCTTGATATGTAATCCATCACTATCGGTGATAATGTTTTGAATTGTGTTACCAACTCCCACAGCATCTTTAAAGTTAAACTGAGTTGTAACTCCTGCACTATTGACGTACATAAGTGTGTTGCCGATGCCAGTCAAGAACTCCCCTTGAACATTTTCAAAGATAAGTTCACTCGTCATTCCAATTCCGGTGACTGTGATTCTAGAATTTCTACCAACGGTTGCAATACCAATTGTAGAAATGCCAAGAACATCACCAACTTGATATCCAGAACCACCATCTGTAATGGTTGCTACACCGATTGCTCCAGCGTTAACAAACACGTCTGCAACAGCACCACGTCCACTACCACTAAGTGTAACAAGATTAACGCCAGAGAAGGTTCTAGACCCCGTAGAGGGAGTGTATCCGATGCCTGGGTTAGCAATTGAAAGACCAGTTGCTTCTGCTGCAACGCCTACTAAATCAGCACTTGCTTGAGTTCCTAACTGGAAGAATGTATTACCAATTTCGTATCCAGTATCGCCAGTTGTTGTCCCAAGTCCACATCTGATTTTCTTAGAATTAAGAACAAGAGAATCAGGTAAGAGTCTTGGAATCATCTGATTACCCTTAGTCAGTTCAGGACTGTAGAACTCTACAGATCCACTTTCAATAAAGTCTGCTCTGTAAAGAGTAAACTTGAGGTCTTCCCATTGACTTGGTTCCCAGGTTGATGCGTTTTGCGACTTAAATAGAGATCCGAGATATGGTTGGTTAGAAATGAAGGTGTCCGACAGCAAATCATTTTCACCAATACGTGAGATGTAAACACTATATTTGGTGGAGTTAGATGCCAAACAGATGGCATATTCAGTATTTCCACCTTCAAGGTAAACAGGTGCTTTAAATTCAATTGATGTAGCAACAGAACCATCTGCAGATGTTGTAATATCTTCAGGGGCGATGACAATCTCAGAGAAAGGAATAATCTTTTGAGTTGGAAGACCGTTTTCCATAGTTCTCAACTGGAAGACAACTGGAATATCCATGTCATCTTTAGTTGCAAAGAAAACATCACACTTGGTCAAGAAGACACCGGTATCATCTTCTACAAGGAAAGACTGTGCAAGAGGGTCATACCATCCAATAATCTCTTCTCTTACAGAACCACCAACTTGTCTTGATCCAACAACTTGTGTTCCAAGATCACGGTTGACATTTCTTTCTTGGAATTGTTGTCTACGCTCAACTCTTGCATTTCTAATAGAAAGAATGTTCTCTTGAACGGTTTCAAGAGTTCCTGAAGCAGTATATGTTTCTTCTGCAATTGTATTGCAGAGATCTTGATTATTATCTGGATCGTTGATAAGAGTAAAGTTCTTAGAACCTGTCTCAAATTCGGGGAATGATGTTGAATTTGGATCAGGAATAAAGAAACTACCAGTCAAGTTAGCGGCAAGGTCAGAGATAAGTCTGACATCCGTGATGGTTGCTTGTGCTCCACTTGATCCTCCAGTAAGAACCATTCCTGGGGCAACAAATCCGAAGAACTCACCTTGTGCTTCAGCGGAAAGTGAGAATGTATCTACATTCAAGATTTCTGAAGTTGAAGAGTATGCTCCTGATAACGGTGTATTGTTATAAGGATTTTCTCTAAAGGTTGCCGTAGGAACATCATAAGGACCTTCTCTATGATTTGATTGTGCCACTCTAAATGTAATACTAGCAGCAGTATTGCCAGTATCTTGATCCAATCCAGTTCTATTAACTCTTCCAGTTACAGTCTCACCAACTGTAAATGATCCTGAAACCATGCTGATTTCAAGAAGTTTTGGAACACAGAATCTGGTTACATCCTCTCCATCAAAGAATGCATACATTCTTGTGAGAGGTTTCATTCTCTTAGAAACGAACTCAACGTTTCTAGATCTCATGAATGGAACAATATCTCTGCTAACGACTCTATCGCCAACAGACTCTCTATCAAACTGCTCAGTAACAACAGTTCTCGTACCAGATCTGGACATAACTCCAGTCTGAACTGTAGTCTGAAGTGTTTCCTCAAATACTCTAGTATCTGTTCTTCTAATTCTACGTGCAGGGTTACCAAATCCACCACTAAAGTTGTTAATCCAACCACCCATTCCGAAAGTGGAGGAGGAACTAGTAGCTCTTCTACGTGTAGTATTTGTTACTGTGGTTCCAGTCCAGTTTGTTTCCCAGGCATTCCAAACTATGGGTGCCATTCCTGTTTGACGATCAACATTCTCAGTTCTTGCAAGCAACTCAAGAGTTGATGCATAATCACCTTCAACATCGATGATCTTTGCTCTCATTCTTGCAGTATCAACCCAGGTATCAGATGCTGGAGTAAGTTCCATGGAACCCTTCCAGAAACTAATCAAGAATGGAGTTACACTCTCAGTTCTGGTAGCAAATGATTGTTTTAACCACTCAACTTCAGCATAGTCAAGAGTGATAACATCACTTTGCTTCCTTACATTATTACCTTCAATTGTTGCAAAATTAAGGTCAGCAGTTGTATCATTATTAACAACAGGTCCTTGAATAAGATCTACTGAGTTTGTATAATGAGTTGGTCTGAACTCTTTCTTTTCAGCATCAATACTGTTCTTAATGGGAAGATTTTCTTCCTGAGGTTTAAATGAAGTAAAGTTGTCTACGAAGAAACCAGACTTAAATCTATTCAATCCATCAGCATCAGCAACAAAAAGATTTGCTGTGTTTGTTTCAAGCATCGAGAGTGATGTATAATACTCAAGATTCTTGATTCTATCCTCAAGTTTGTAGATATCTTGCATACGATATCTCTTATGAGTGTTAAACTTCAACGAAGCTTGAACAACATTATAGAGATATGGGGGAAGAGTTATTTCACAAATTTCAATAGCATCATCAACAACATCGGGTGGTTCAGGTCTGTCAGAAGGCACTCCATACTTTACTTGGAATTTACCATCTTTTGTTAAGAAAACTCTATCAACTCTTCCAAGATAATATGAAAAATCAATAAACAAGGATTCATCAGATGCTAAAATGTTTGGAGCTGAATCGCCAGATCCTGTAAATACTCTACCAAGGAATTCAAGAGGAGATCTATCTCCCTCAGAAACAGTCGCAATAGAACTTACTCTTGGTCTAATATCGATGATATCAGAATTTCCAGAATCGCCAACGATTCCGATCTCCGACGAATAATCAAAATTATCGTAAGAAGCAACTGTCGTGATGTCTCCATCATCGGTGCTATCATATGAAGCACTCTTGTAGTAAACTCTTAATTTTCTAGTTGGTTCTGATGAATCTGACTTTCTCTTAATTTCTCCATAATCATAGAAGGTATTCTCTTGCCCATTATTAAACGTAAAGTTAGTAGAAACATCAAAACTCGATGCATCTGCTGTGTTTACAATTGCGCTAATATTAGTTTCAGATGAGATAATAGTCTCACCTTCTCTAAACAAAATGTCGTTCTTATAGAGAATTGCAATCTTAGAATCAGATACAGAAGTCTTCTCTGCGATAACACCAATCGCTCCTGAGTCCTGTCCTACAACAGATTCTCCTATTGTAAATTCACCAATTGTAGCAGAGGCACTAGTAATTGATTGAAGAGTAAGAGTTGGTGATGAAGGATTAGATGTATCTGCAGACTCAAAAATACCATGAATCTCAATTACGTCTGGAGCATTTAACGAAATCCTTTCGTCTTGAACTCTAGTACCAAATGGGTAATTTCCGTAAGTCAGTCCATCATTCAGAGTCGTGGTTCCAATACCAGATCCGACATTTTTAGACTTATCGACAATAATAGATTGAACTCTATTTCTTACTTTAATTTTTGCTTTTGGTTTTCTCTTTCTGATGGTTGCAATCAGAGTAGATCCAGTATCATTTGATCCAAGACCATTAATCTGAAGTGTGCTCTTGCCACCAGGTGAAGTGATTGTGAACTTATCGGCAGTTAATTCCTCTGTAGTTCCATCCTCTCTAATAAGGGAATATCTTGAAGGGGTAAATGGCAAGAACACCTCATTATCATCAGCGGTGATTGCGCTTGATAATTTATTGCTAGCAATATTAACGTTAAAAGTTTTTCTGATTGTCAGAATAGCATCAGTAAGATTTACACTTTCAATATTTTCTTTTGGAAGAGGTGTGTAGAGAGTGTTATCGGTTGATGGATCAAGAGGTGTAGTAAGGACTTTAAAATCGTTTACATCAGTATTTGATGATGGTAACTTGCCACCAAAAATACCGGTAACAGTAGCAACACCTACAAATTCAATATGAGATGATCCGACACTTACGACTCTTCCTGCGATGGGATCATTATCATCACCCACGACTGATGCAAGATCACTATATTGAATAAGACTGTTCAGTTTAATTGCTGTTCCTGGGAACAAAGGATTAGTGCTGGTTACTGTACTGATTCCACCCTGATCTCTTGGGGTAATTCTTGCAACACCAACGTCAAGGGCAACCGACTGAATGGTATCTGCACTAAAAGTATGAATACCTGTAGTGCCGTCTGTAGTTCCAAATACAGATTTTACATCACCGATACCATGAGCAGTTGCAGCGATAGCAATTCTACCATCTAGAATTCCATCAAAGAAAAGTGGTTCATTCTTAATAAACTCACCTTGAGTTTCATACAAGGTAACAGTCTTACTGTTGGATACTGCGGATCTAATGAATGCAGTTGCACCACTTCTTTGTCCTTTGACAAATGTCGGGACGGAAAGTGTGTGTGCCTGGTTTAATGTAAGTGTAGTGAAAGATTGAACGTCGTATAAAGAAATTCCCCACTGGTTTAAATCAGCGTTTGCAGTATCATATGCACCGGATTCAATTCTAAAATCATAAACCCTTGCTAAACCAATTTCATTTCCAGGAGCAGTTTCTGCACTTGTTCCAACTCTTTGGTCTCTAAGACTTAAAACGTATGTGCTACCAATACCAACAGAGGGTGTTCTATGAACATTATCAAGTTTGAGTGTTGGTCCTGTGTTGTAAATTACAGATTGATCTTCAATCGTCTTAGTCGTTCTTGGTTTGTCAACGTCAAGATAAGTAGCATTCAGAGTTTCAATATCATAACCTCTGACAAATGCTCTACCTGCAGACAATCTGTAAAGAGCTAGATCATCAGATGGAACGGAACCACCATAAGTAAATTGACCAGGATTATAGACACCACCATTCCCTAGATTATCATTCAGGGACTCTTTCATAGTGACATCAAAAGGTGTCACATAGTAATCACCTGATTCTGCAAAGGTTCTTCTTGCAAGAACGTCAGTCCAATCTTTATATCCGACTCCTCCACCAAGACCACCTTTAACAGTCTTTGTTCTTAAAACACCGTTAACTACAGTTGCTAATTCAACAAATGAACCATCATCAAGGTCATCAAGAGATTTTTTAATCAGAGATGTGCTAATTTTGAGTCTATCTGCACCTGGAGCAGCATAGTTATTAAAACCCTGAGAGTTATCATTAAGAGTTTCATCTAAGTCTGCTGTGATAATCTCTTCACTAACAAACAGACCAATCCTGTAACTAGGTGTAGTCCCGTATTGATCAAGAAGTAAAGTTTCGGTGTCAACGTTTACAAAGTTTCCTCTAATAAAGTAAACACCATTTTGAATCTGGAATGATGATCCAGTTTGTGCTGCTTCATTAGAAAGTGTCAGTCCAAAAGGAGCACCAACAGAAATGGCGCTGTTTCCTAAAAGACCAGATGTGATAATTTCATTACATGCTAATTCTTCAGCGTCACTAAATGTCTGAGTGGAGTTGTTAGTGCTACTTGAGTCAAGATAGTTAATATAAAGGGTAAGATTTCCCCTTTCCGAATCTTCAGGGAGAAGAACACTATCAACGAATGCAGTTACACCCGAAGTAAGACCTGTAATTTTAGTTCCTACTAATTGCTCAGCATATGCTGCAACAGGAACACCTTGAAAAGTATTGACTAACTGAATGCAATAATATATTCTGTTATAACCTGTGTTACCAGGAATTACTTTTGCACCTTCTTTAAAGAAATGCTGACCAAATCTTTCGACTTGATTTTGCAGAATCGATTGAAGAGTAGTTAATTCTCTTGCCTGAACTGGGTATCCAGGTTTAAACAGCACCCTATGGTAATCATTTACCGGGTCAAAGTCATCAAAATATGGTGCTACGTTGAGGTTCGTCTGCTGTGGCATAATTCTTTAGAACTGCAAAACAATTTTGATATCTTCTTTTTGGTTAGCTGACCTTGTAATAGAAGGTCTGTTGTCAACGTATACGATGTTTCCTGCATATTTTTTCACTTCTGCAGGAGCAATACCATCCGTAAAAGTAAGACCAAGATTATATGTCCTACTATTTATTGTGGTTTGGATACCGCTGAAGTTTGAATCAATCTGCAAATCAACTCCTGAAGTAGGAGTGATTGTCAAACTGCCACCTGTGCCAGGAGCAGATGTAAACTCAGTTAAATCGTATCCATATGTTGGAGATGTTTGTGCAGTTCCAACGGTGTTGAAACCTGCTACAGTTCTATCTTGCCAATATTTTAAAACACCTGTTGTTTGATTATAGTTTATAACTCTTCCCTGAGCAGTTGTGCCAGTAGAAACAGTTTGAGTGAAGTAAGAGTCTGCTGTAAATGTTGCAGAACTGTATCCCGCACCTGCTAATCTAAGAGCACCAACAGCACTTGCTTTATCTGCTGATAGAAGAGAATTATCTGTGGTTCTTGGATTTTCTACAATACCAACTCTAGCGATTTGGTTCCCTGTAATAAAGTCAGGGTTCTCAATATCGTTTTCAATTCTAGAATAGAGAAGAACGTTTGTAGCACCCAGTTCTCTATAGATATCAGCACCATGACCACCAGTTGGGGAAATGATTACGTCAAAAGTTGGTCTAGTTGTGCCAGTTGGAACACTACCACCAACTAAATCAACATTACCAAAGGTGTATCCCGATCCCTGATTAGTGATCGTGATAGAATCAATTCTTTGATCATTAGTCGTAACGATTGTGCATTCTGCTCCTGTTCCATCACCTCTGATAGGAACGTTGGCATATCTTGTTGCACCCACTGGACCAACACCTGCACCTCTATTTGTAATGGTGGCAATTTTGATTGAACCATCTACAGCATTATCTCTAACCGCTGCATTCTCAGTTCCAGTTGCCCAGTCTTGAGGAACTGGCATGAAGTCAGTAGCTTCAAATTTTACAATCTCACTGGGTTTGATCGAATACAAATATTTCCAAATATATCCATCACCACTAGTTCCTGCAGATCTTGGTTCGAGATCTGTAAAGGTTGGTTCATCTAGAGATGGTTTTCCATTTGGAGTGTCGGGAGTAGTTCCATTTTGTAAACAGGCATATACTCTGAAGTCACTATTAATTACAAAGTAAGATGCAGAATATAAATTCGTAGCACCACTTACTTTAGCAGTATTTGATCTGCTATAATCATGACGATACATGTCATAAGTGGTTCCAGAGGACCAACTTCTCTTGGTGACAACTTGCCTTACATCTTGAGAGTTGATCTTCTTGAGAGCAACCATCGAATCCCAATATTGATTCTCCTCATCAAAATTATCCTTTGGTGAGGGGGGATCTTGATCCCATGTCGAAAGAAAGTCAGTGGCGTTGGTCAGTCCGATGAAGGAATAATATGCATTTGTTGATGCAGTAACACCACTTACAAAATTCTTCGCATTTAATATCCTAATCTGATCAGTAATTATTGCAGCCATTGGACATAGATTTTTCTTTATTTATTATGATTAGATGTCATAATTTTTGAACTTCAACGCTTTCGATCTTTGAACGAATGTGGAGGTTGTAATTCCACCAACACCGCCAAGTGTAAATGCGGAGTATGAAGTCACTTTAGATCTTGAGGAAAGTTGAATCTTACCCCAACTAAATTCACCAAAGGAGTTTGATGTTTGAATGCCAACTCCATATGGGAAGTTATTATCAACATTCACAAATACTCTTGTTATATGTGAGTTTCCAATACCAACACCCTCAGAGTTTACTCCTGTGGGTCTAAAGACAGTTTCGGAACTTGCCACCTGATATACATTATCTATATGCGAAGTTCCAATACCAACTGTTGCACCAGATGCATCAAGTGCGGTAATAGATGTTGTTGCTGATCCAACATTTGATCCAAAGACCACAAAGTAATCTCCAGCACTTAGAGAACTTGCGGTGATTGCAGTAGAAACAACACCAGTTGTGAGACCTGCATTTCTTAGGAACGAATCATTAGGAATGTGAAGATCAAAAATGAACTGTGTGGTTCCAATTCCAACAGATGTAGTTCCAAATCCAACGATGACTCCAGAGTCTCCGCTGTAGGACACAACTTTGTTTTCTTCAACACCCCTGGTAGGAGGCGAGAACAGAACGAGAGGAGGATTGGTTTGAGTATAACCAAGACCTGGATTAGTAATCGCTACCCCTGTGATCGTTCCTGCTGCTCCGATGGTGACAGTTCCAAGTGCTGTTGTAGTGGTTCCTATACCAATACCAGCAGCGGTGCTTGCAAAACTGACTTGTGCAGTAGAATATCCAACACCACCCGTGGAGATAGCAACTGATGTAATTGTTCCTGCAGCAGATACTAATGCAGTTCCAGCAGCAGATACCTTATCATCTTGAGTGATAAACTTGACTTTATCTTGGAAGAGTAAGTTGGTTTTATCCTCAACTTCATTAAACAAGTTAAAGAGCGGTCTCAGGGTGTCAACATAAATCGCTGTTGATCCAACTCCAACGTTTTTGATGATATGTGCAGTAGGATTAACAAGTGGTTCATAGATTTCTCTATCTTTACCAACTTCCTGCTCATTTATAAACTTATCCTCAGTTTGTCTGCACCAAATTACAGGTCTTAGTAATGCAGTATTCTGAATGTTTCCTGGACCAGAATAAGTGTTTGTTTGTGCAACGTCAGTTCCAGTCACAAGATCAACAGATCTTACATCTTCATCAAGGAATTGATCATCAGACTGAAGTTGTAAAGTATCACCCTGTTTTACAGTTTCAAGAACTTCTCTGAGAACAACGTCCTGAGCGCCGGTGCCTTTGTAGAAGATGATTTCTACGCTGTCACCAATCTTAGGTGCCTCAGTAAATTCAATCTGACTACCACCGTTAAAGATGTATCCCTTGCCAGGAACTTGCAGAATATTATTAACAAAGACCAGAAGTACATCTTGAACATTAACTTTAGATCCCTTACCTGCGACAATAGAGGTAACAACTCCATTCAATTCAATTGGGAAGTTTGTTCTTGATCCGTTGATAAACTGTTCAATATTATCCATAACCTGGAGTTCACCAACTGCCCATCCAGTAAATTCATCAGTTGCGATATCTTCGATATCAACTTGGAACTCTTGGAAGGTCTTGGTAAGATCCGTGGGAATACCAACTGTTCCACCAATAGAGACGGTCAGAGTTTCATTATTACCATATCCAAATCCAGTATTTCTAATTTCAAAATCGATAACACTAGACCCTTGACCAACAACAATATCAATCTTTGCCCCAGATCCATTACCAGAGGAAGATGAACTGTAGACTAGAGGAATGTTACTATAGCTGAGAGGATCGTCAAAGATTACAAGAGGAGGTTCGGTAGAAGTATAACCAGTTCCGGGATTAGTGATTGCAACACTAACGATGTGTCCACCACTAATCGAGGCAGTTCCAATATTCAATCTGTTTGAACCAATAAGAGAAGTGGTTGCAACTCCAACATTTACAGTTTGAGCACCAGGTCTGTAACCAGATCCACTATTACCAATACTGATAGATTGAATGGTTCCCGCAATAGAAACTGCAGCAGTTCCGCCAGCAGCGACCAAAGGTTGATAACCAAATCCTTCAGTTGATCCGACAGAGACAATTACACCACCCACAGGGACTGTAGAGGTTCTAATATCAGAGGTATTTGAAACAGCAGAACCAACAAAAGATATTGAGGTAATTCCTGCATTCTCAGACATGGTGTATTGATTGGTGCTTCCAGGAGTTTGGAAAATATCACTTACAAGGATGATACCAGTCTCAGTTGCAATACCAGTAACATTTGAACCGTTTTGCTTAAGAGTAAACTCTTTCTGACTTCCATTAAATTGATTGGAAATATCGTCAAAGATATAATTCTTATGATAAGTCTCATTTGAGGAATCTTCTACACCACTTCTTAAGAATATTCTTCCTTGGAAACTTGAACTGGTGGAGATACCTTGGAAGTCTCTAGAGTCTGGTGGATTTGTATCCGTGCCAATTGGTGTATTACCAAATGGAGCATCAACAAAGTGAAGAACGTTATCAACGATATTATAGTTACCAACAACCTTAGTCACCAGAGCACCAGTTGCAGCGTATGCAACACCCGTTCCCATCCATCCTCTTCTTAGAGTTAGGGCATTTGTACTACCAATACCAACGCCATCAACTCTTATAATTTCATTTCCAATCTTCAGAAGGTCACTTCCCTTAATAGATGTGATACCTGCAAGTTTCAAAGTGTCATCCGTAGAGAACATCTGGTCTGCAAGAGTTGTTGTAACAGCGGTTGAAACAATCGGAGATTGAATCATGTTATCAAGAGCGATAACTCCCTTGGCATTTTGATTGATCGCTGTAAATCTATGAGATGTACCAATACCAACACTTGTAAGATCTACGACTTCAGGGATTGCCTTGAGAGCATTCTGTGCGGTTGAAGCAACCTTAATTTCATCATCATTAATTTTGACAACAAATAAATCGCCAGGAAGTAAAGACGTTGTGCCAACACCAACAAATGAAGTTGATGCAATACCAATTGCTTGCGATGTGCCTGCACCGGCATGGTTATATTCAATCTTCTCGCCTGTCACAAAGAAGTGATTTGGTAATGTGATCGTATTAGTGGTTGTGTTAACGATATCAGAATTGTTTCCTTCAAAAGATCTATCGAAAATTTGATCAGTTTCATGCTTTAATTCAAATGCTCTCTTAATGTCTCTTTCAGTACCTTCATAGGTAGCAAATCCAGATTCAATCAGAGCATTAGTGAAGTCGATGTTATCCTTAGCATCGTCTTCATGCCTAATTGCGTTCATGTAGACATTAACAACCGTATTAATGCTGGCAGCAGGTGTAAACGTTAACTCTGTGGTTCCTGCAGCAGAGACTCTTGTACCAAATGTTCCAAGACCAACTGATGTTCCTACCTCACCAAATTCAGTATCGTAGGTTTCGAGATTAGATTCGCCACTTACAAAATCATCTACAACGATGACTTCTCCCATTTGATATTGATTATTTGAAGTGTCTGCAACCTGAGCAACAAAGTATGCAACATCATAAGTATCAGGATAAGATCCAACAGTATGAATACCAGGTGAGGTCGAAGAAGCAATACTTGTGGTTCTTCCCTCTATTCTGGCGTGCTTCATATCGACGGTGCCGATACCAGTAATGCCTGCGGTAGCCAGACCAACTTGAATAGTGTTAATTACACCTGTAGTTCCGATACCAACACCAGATCTTGGGTGGAATCTTATTTCAAGGTTTGATCCAACAAACGCAGCACTATATGTTCCAAGTCCAACATCTGCATCACCCGTAAGTGATGTATTGAGTTGACCGTATTCAAGGATTTCAATATCAGTTCCGTTATGAACTACATTTAAATTATTAAACTCAAACTCACTTGTGTTGTTAATGTCAGGTGTAATTTCGAGCATCACCTTGACAGAGTTGTGAGTGTTTGCAATACTTACGATTGCGGTAGTTCCAACACCAACCCCTATGGTTGTGCTATCAGATTCAATTAAAGTAACACCACCAATAGAGGTGCTTCCTGTGCTCAGTAAATTATCATCAAGGTTATAAGAAATGGCAGCGATCTGATAATCATTTACCGAGAACTTAGTTGGGAAGAATTGTAATTGCCCGTCACTTCCAGAAATGGTAAAGTCAAATGAACCTTGATCATAAGTGCTTTCAACTCTACCATATTGGTTGATATATCCACGAGATCCATCATGAATGAGGTCAACAATCATCAACTGACGTTGTGCGGTAAAGCGAGTATCTCTTACATAAGTGATATACTTCATCGCTCTTCTGGATGATAGAGCAAAGGTATTTGCAATACTAAACTTGGTTGCTCTAGGATTGCTATTAAATTGACTACTTATATCGTCAATTGACAGAACTCTGTTCCCTACAGACTCAAGGAAATCCTGAAGAATTCTGTTTGCAAATCTAACTTCAGTTGAAAGAACTTTTGATCCAACATTAAGGAAGTTTTCGCTTACGAGGTCAAAGTCATATACACAATTAACATCCGCTACTCCAACGAGTTCATTTATTTGATCGAAGTAAGAAACGTCAGTTGCTAAACCAACGTTGATAGATGCCGTGGACTCAAGTTGATAATCTGCAAATTTTTTATAACCAATTGTATGGTTTGTAGACGAAACAACGTCATCCCAAGTATCAAAAGGAATTCTTGAATTGATTGAATAAGCAAATGTCTGATAGTAATCACTATCCTGCACTCTTTGCATATTAGCATTCAGGAATCCAGAATCATTCTGATGTCCTTTTAATACTTCAGATGTTGCACCCATCTTAAGATAAGATTCATACGATCTTACCTCGGTTGCAACTCCTTCAGTTCTTGACGTAGATCCTCTAATTAACTCATCAGTAACAAACGTATCAACAGAAGAAATTCTCAAAGTATTAGTTTTATCATCCCAGAATTCTACAGTTCCTGATGCAGACTTACTCTTTACAGTTTCTCCATTAAAGAAATTATTTTGCTGCAGTGTAATATCAAAGTTAGGGAAGAATCTTTCAGGAATGATTCTAGCTCCAACAGAGTTTGGAGCATCATATGATCCAGGAGTGATCAATCCAGATGGAATGTCACCACTCATGTTATAGGTGACAGATCCGAGTCCACCAACGTTTGCATCTACTTCCGTTAATTCAAACAGTTTATATTCAAACTCCTCAGAGTTATATCCTAGTCCAGTAGATCCAATACCAACACTTACCCCTTCAATAAGAACTTTATCACCAACTACAAACGGGAATGTAGATCCAGAACTAAATCCAGTATCAATACCAATCGTTACGTCTTTAGTAACAGTATTAAATCCAACTGTTCTAATCCCCACACCGTTGCTGTTTGATGTTGGAATAATGCTTGGGAGAACATTATTAATACCAAAGGTATTTTTAAAAATAGTTACATTTGAATCACCGATAGTGTATCCGATGTCAACATCTTTAACTTGTTTCTTAGTCTTTCCATCAACAACAACCAGTTTGGGGGCTACGGTGTATCCTCTTCCATTTGATGTAATTCCAATAGAATCAAACGAATTAAGCGATTCAATCGTTACAATCTGAGGAATTGCTGTGCTTGGTTTCAGAGTGGTGTCTGATGGGAAGTCAAATCCAATATCATTAATAATAGTTTTATTGATTTGACCGATAGATGTGCTTGCAACCGAAATAATTGCACCACTTCCTGTGCTTGATGTACCTACACCTACAATCGTGCTAATGCCTGGAAGTGAATAGTAATTTACTCCACCATTCTGAATGGTAAATGCATTAATTGCACCAGAGGTATGAGTGCAGTCAGTGATATACGATAATTTGGAGACAGTGCCTGCGTAGGAGACTCTTTCAGGAGTTTCCTCAACGTAATAATTAAACGAATTGGTTGTAGCAACTGAAACAGGATATCTGCCATTATACAGACTCTCTTTGACATTAATTTGATTGTAAGAAGTAACGTCAGTATCCGTGACAATACCACTCTTTACCAAAGGAACATCACTTTCTTCTACCGTATCAAACTTATAGTAAAGTTGCTGAGGAATGTCAGAATTTACAGTAAGAGTCACTTTTGCATCGGTATCAACACCAACTTTACCCGATCTCGCAATCTCAAAAGTTTTATTGGTGAAACTTGTATTCCAAATCTTAGTATACTGATTATCAAGATAGAAATTCAGTTGGAATGCAGGATAACTGATGCCCTGTGCAGTGTATGCCAAAGAAGAGTCAGATAAATCAAACTCAACTGTTGAATCTTTAATCACATCAATTTGAGGATTGATTAGATTAATAGTTCCTGATGAAACACTAGTAATGCCGACAACTTGAGGTTTTCCTAAAGTAGAATCGTATCTAGTGTTAGTCAGTTTAAATGAATCGTCGTCAACTCTGACGATGTAGTAGATTGCATTATCAGACAATCCCTCTGCAGGATTAGATGCCGTATGCAGAACTTTTTGTCCAGTTACATATCCATGACCAGAAATAGTGATCGCATTAGTTGTAGTATTAACACCAGAAGATGCAAAAGACTTGGGATTAGCAATCAGTCTTCTGTTATAATCATTATATTTTAAAGTTACCGTTGTTGAGATTGATGGATTTACATCAATAACAATTTCATGATTTCCTTCAATACCATGAGCTTGTTTTGTCTGAACTGTTACTTCTTTTCTTCTGAGTTCAGCGGTGATGACTGAGAAGTTAGTTTGGAAACTATGATAGACGCCAGTTCCAAATCCAGTAAAGAATAAGGTGCTGATGTTTCTTTGAGTGGTTGCAATACCAACAAATGTGCCTGTGGTTCCTAATCCAACTTTAACTGTGGAGATTCCAATAACATCTCTTGAAATCTTAGCAGCGAATAATGTTTGATTATTAGATAAAGTTGATGCAGCGCCTACAATATTTTGTACATCTATACCACTTCCGTTTCCAGGAGAGTATGTAAGTTGATCTCCAGTCTCTAAACCGTGATAAGGGATGTAGATTCCCTTTGTGGGAATATCAATTCTCGTCAATCCTGCTCCAGGATTGGAGAATACAATAGTAGAACCGATGCCTACACCAGTAACAGTTCCTAAACCAACACTTTCAGAAGGATCAAAGTAAATTTGTCTATTTCTTCTTGGTGCGTATGTTGTTTTAAATCCAGCGTTGATTGTAAGTTTTCTGGGATCTTCCAACAACGTCGTGGTAATTGTGTGTGATGCACCAACAACACCATTCACACCACGGAGAACTCTAATTCTATTGTTAAGAGTATCAACATTTAACACTCTTACTTGCTCGGTGCCAATTCCAAGAATGTCATTCTCTCTAATAGAAGGATAATTTAAATCACCAGTTACTTTGAAATAAGTGACAATTCCGGTAGCACCAACAGTTCCAACACCAGCAGATGTCGTTCCAACACCAACCAGAGTAAGTCTATTGGAGGAAACTCCAACAGGATAAGATCCACCAATCTTAGACGAAGTTGTTGACAGTCCAGTAATAAGAACTCTATTAAACTTCTTAAAGTTATGGGGATTATCTGCAAAGAGAATGTAATCACCTTTTGCAGAAGAAGGTAAGATTTCAACTCCTGTAATTGAACTAGTAGCAACACTAACACTATTAACTTGTTTTCCCTTTAAAGTTGCTACTTTTGCAATAGCACCTGAACCCTGAGTGTCAGTATTGTCAAATAAGATCGTATCGCCAACCTTATAACCGTCACCACCAGTTTCAATTCCGATGGATTCAACTTTACCAGGACTTACCGCTAACACATCCACAGATTGTGTTAGTTTGTTTGGAGTAGTAATATATGGATATGAAACATTTCCGTCAATTAAATTATGTGGTACGGTATTTCTGCAGTAATCAGAGCCACTTAAGTCAAATTCATCCTGGTTTGAATCAAACCTATAGTTGAACTCATCTGGTTTAGAATGGTACGCATCCCCAACTAAGTATGGAAACTTGGGAAGTTTGAACCCTGCAAAAACTGCACCTTGCCCTTGAGCAGTTGAATCATCAATAGTTGCAAAATATGCATATGTTCCATTAGGAAATTCTGGAGTAACACAGAATCTACCATTATTCTTGTCTAAGAAAGATTCATCAACAACATCTTTAAAAGTATAGTCTTCAATAAAGAATCCACCAGGGAAAACACTAATTGGAGGTCTCTGCTGCTTTGTTAAAGAATCTTCACTATATCCAGACTTTAACTGAGTGACTACACCACCATTTAAACCAGAATAACCATATGGTCCATAAATTGGATTGCCGTCATAGGCATATCCGATAATTGGTGAGTGATCCTTTGAAGCAACCTCAATACCGTTTACTTTGACAATATCATTTTTTCTAAAGATTGTATTGCCAAACTGATCGCTTGGAGAAAGAGACTCTCTAAGGGGTCTAGGAGCGTACAGGTGCGAATATTGCAGACCATAGGCATCATTTACCCCTCTGGTGATAAAACCATCATCAGAGGTAATTTTGTTAGTGTTAAAGAATCTTTCAACTAAGTTGATTCTCCATTCTTGCAAGATTGGCAAGAATTGTGCTCCAGATCCTGCAGGTGATACTGTAACTGTAGTTTCATCTTGAGTATAATTTTGTCCACCTGAAACAACTTTAATATAGTCAATTACTTTGGTTTCAGTTGATCCTGATCCTACAGTTTTTGTAACAGGGGTCAGAACAGCACCAATTCCATCTCCATCAATAATCAGGTCAGGAAGAGACACATATCCAGATCCTTGATTATCAACAATAACTTCATCAATAGCACCATTTTTGATAATTGGTTTTAATTGTGCATCGGATCCAATTCCAAGTGTAACGACAGGAAGTCTTTCAAGGTTAATAACTTCTGATACGCCATATCCAACTCCGTTGGCAGTAAGATCAACGGATGTTACTTGACCTCTAAAGATAGGTTGAATGGATGCTTCAAAAGAAGTGTTTCCTGTAGATGCTAATCCGACTTTTCCAACTAAGGAAACATTAATATCGGGATAGTTAAAGAAATGAGTTCCAACGCCAACAGAGGTTAAATCTACGTGTCTGTTGGTTTTGTAGAAAATATCTTTTTCTGTCGCAACACCAACTGTTGATAACTTAAAGTTGTTATCATCAACTTTGGTGACATAATATTCAGTATCTGTGGTTAATCCAGAAACTGGTGTTCCTTTGCACGTATACTTTACAATCTCACCAGACTCAAAGTCATGGTTTACGGAATTGATGATGTTTAATGCCGTATTAATTCCAACTGGGAAAACATTCCTCTTTTTATTCTCATAGTTTTCACCACCGTTTATAACGGTAATTGATTCAAGAACTGACTTATCTTTATGTGCTTTAAGGAATTGTACTCCCGAACCAAAGGATGTAAGTACGATTGTGTTAATACCAGAAACAGCATCTACTTGAGTCGGGTGTAATCTAACGGTCGTTAATCCAACCTGAGATACAAAATAAGAAGTATTTGTAGTAAGACCACCAATTACGGTTTGATCATCTGAAATGTATAAAACTTTTTCCCCAGTTTTAAATTTGTGGAATGTACCAAATCCGATTGTGGAGGGTAAGGAACCAGTTGTTCCTAAACCAACTCTAGTAGCGAGGTCAGCGTTAAATGAAATCTTATGCTCTATTTTTTTAATAGAAGCAGTTGCTTCAGCTCCTTGACCATTTCCTCCAGTAATTCTAATCTTTGGAACCTCTTCATAGTCAAATCCAGGATCAATAATTCTGATTTCTTGTAGAGAACCAGATACAGACACAGTTCCTGTTACACCAGTTCCAACAGAATCCTCAACATGCAGGACAGGTGGATTAATTACATCATAATCATCACCACCGTTTAAGACATCAATTCCTCTTACTTCACCATACTTAATTACATCCTTAGATTTATAATTTAATATTTCAACACCATTTAAAAGAAGTCCAGTAAATCCTGGATTTGTAAGAGTTACGGTGCCATCATCAATTGGAGTTGAGAACTTTCTATAAAGTTTTTGAGTTTCTAAAGTTCTTTGTCTAAAATCATAGAGATCAAATTTATTATTTGTAACAGGAGTTGAACTCTCTAGAGTAACAAACTTATTGTTGTAGATGTCAGTTCTACTCTTGGACAGTTTAATTGTTCTTGCAGTAATTCTCTTAACAAAGTAGAGACCCTCTCCTCCAGTATTACCACCAAAAAGTGATGTTCCTAAAACTGTTGTGGTAGAGGTAATACCTGTTTGTCTATTTGTAGATGACTGCTCAACTTTTTCTGGAGTATAATAAAGTGCATCGCCGGTATAGAAACCATGATCACCAGTTAGAATAATTTCAAACTCATCTCCAACAAACGTTCCAGAGAAAACAACTGCTCTTGAATCGGCATTTAGAGAGTTTCCATTATAAAAAGGAAGTGAAGATGATGCTACAATAATATCATCCTTATATTTCTCCTTATAAACGTTTTGAACGTTGGCAGAATAAACTGCAGAACCGGGAAAATCATTTGATTCTGCCTTTAAGAGAGATCTACTAACACTGAATGTTTCAGATGCATCAAGAAGACCTTGACCCTTAATCAAGAAAGATCTTTCATTAACAATTTTGGTAACTGTTGATAATGGTTTATTTCCACTAGCAGATGCTTTTACTGTGAGTCTATCACCTACTCTAAAATAATGATCCTTATTGAGAGTTACTCTGTAGGTATTATCTGAAGCATCCTGCAGAGAAACTGAATCTACAGTATATGATGGTGCGGTATTGTAGTACCAATTTTTATACTTGAAGGTAGTGTTTCCAATACCAAGTGTTTTAATTAAGATAGTATCATTTTTACCTTGTTGATATGCACCAGGATGCTCACAATCATTAATTACAGAATTAATTCTAACTTGAATTGTTTCGTTAATATCATTTTTTGACTTACCATAAGCAAAAGTATTAACTCCAACAATTGTGGAATCAAGAATAGTTTTACCAATACCTGTTACATTAAAAAATTGATCAATTGATTTTGATTTGTATGATACAATACCAACAGTATTATCATCAAAAGTAACTCTAAGGGTTCCACTTGTTCCAAAACCAACAGTTGAGTCAACATCAAGTACAGTTAAACCAATTCCAGCATTTCCAATTACTCTAGTTTTTGGTTGAACTGTAAAAGCACCATATGTACTACCGTCAACTCTAATATCCTTATTACTACCTGCATCTACACTCAGTCTATAAAAAGTTTGACCTGTGCCTGTAATAATTTCTTCTACGCTGCTAATTGGAGCATATGCTCTTTCAGTATCTCCAAAAGCATCTTGGAACAAGGTCATTAGTTCCAAATTACTAGGATCTCCAGTAACAGGTTCTACCACCAAATCATTAGTTACATTATACTGAGCATTTGATGGAGTAAAAAGAAATTCTCCTGGTCTTACAATTTTTGCATTTTCTGCATATAATGCTTTGAATAAAATTTCAAAAGATTTATCAGTTCCTTTACTGAGATAGAAGTCCTTTGACTGTTTAATGAATACCTTTTCATTTAACTGACTATCAAATGGTCTATCTTCAAGACCAGGTAATAGTTGATTTTTAGTTTTAGATAAAAACTTTTTAAGGAAAAGATTACTTAAGTTTTCAACTTTTGCACCAAAAGTGTGAGCTACACCAACACTGGTATCAAATACAAGTTCCTCTGGGTTAGAAGGAGAGGTGTATGAAGTAATTCCACTAAATCCTCTTACGCAACCAGTAAAAGCAGATCTAGTTTTACCTGTATACGTAATAATTTCGTCGTCAATTTTTAAGAGACCATATGAATCTGGAAATCCATCTGTTCCAGTTGGAAAATTGCCCAGATCAATATTGATCGTACTTTCATACGCATTAATTACAGTTCCCAATCCAACATGTGATGTTAGATTAGTTGTTTCATCAATTTTTACATATTTGTCAATATTTTGAATTAAATCAAGAGGAGCACCTTGAAATTCTTGAGAAATATAATATTGCTT